AGCAGGCCGTGGCATGCGTTTGATATCAGTCATTGGACTCTTGGTGTCCTGTTTGATGTCATTGGTGGTTTTTGCTGGAGGTGTTTTGCCACCGGCCACTGTGAAATCTGAACGATATGCATTCTGCAATACCGCATGTTTGTAAGGATCACCGGAGTAATCTTTCTTCAATGCCTGCTGTTCGGCGTCGGGTGCAGGATAATCGGTATCGGCGATCAAGTCCTTGTTCTGTGTGTTGATTTCTGAAATTTCTTTGTCAATGCTGTCTACATATGGTTGTGTCAACAGTCGGATCCTGTTGGGACTGAAACCCAACAGTTGAGCCAGTTGTTGTATCTGTGGTTCGATAGCGGGATAACGAAAACTCACATCCACACTGGTTACCATGTCATTTTCTTCGTTGGGAAAGTCTTTTAACAGTCGTTGCACAGGTGTGGTCTTTTTGCCTGACATCCGCACGATGTCAAACTGTTCGAGTTTTTGTTCCAGATCCTTGATAAAGGTTGGCGGCACATCGCCTAGGATCTTGATCCTGTAGTCGTATGTGCGTTCCGATTCTGCGAGATAATGGTGAAATTTTTTCATATCAGAGTCCTATGTGATATTTATACTTTTTTGGCATTTGTCTTTCTATCGCCCAACAATCTATCCAACAATTCATTGCGATCCAACACATGGCCTTGGCCTTGCTGTGGTGGTTCTCGATCTGAATCTGCGAGTTTGGCATCCAGATTTGCTTTTTTCAACTGCAAATCAATCATTTTTAACTTTTTGTTTAGCTTGGCCTGCTTGGCTGTGAGTGCATGTCCCAGCATGGCGCCGGCTACTGAAAAGATTTCAGCAGCAAATCTTGAATCCACATTCATGCCCAGATCCATGAGATCCTTGTAACTGCCCTTGGCTAGATCGGCCAGTTCATCCATCTCTGAGTCTGATGAACTCAAGTCGCGCACACCCGGTAGAGCAGCATCAATTTTGTCAATGGCTTCATCAATTTCAGCCATCACTGACTGTGTTTGTTCAGGAGTGTACACCGGATCCTCTTCAGGATCTGTAGAAGGCGGTAAGTCGAATAACTCTTCGAGTTTTTTGGTCATACCATATTTACCGGATTGATCAACCCGGCTTATGGAACATGTCATCCTCTGTTAGAACTCGGAAGTGTATGCCTGCTCGCCGGCACCAGGCCTGTGCTGCTGCCCATTTGGCATAGTTGATGGCAACCACAGCACGGTCTCGACTGTTCATCTTGCTTTCAATTATGCTTTGTTTTTTGGGTTTGATTTCGATCATCTCGGCACGCTGCACATTGCCCCGGGTGCGATATGTGATAAAAAAATCCGGCACATACATAGAGGGTTTGCCGGTGATGGGATTACGATAAGGAATTGCTATGCTCTCGCTGGCCCATTGCAGAACCGCATCGTTCTTGTCGCAGAATCTCATGAATGAGTGTTCCCACCCTGATCTGTATCTGGGTTTGTTCTTGCCCACATACTTGCCTGGATTGGTGATCACATACTCACCATTGGCCCAGCGACTCATGCCAACACATTCCTTGCGGTGTAAAAGTTTGGAGTGACCGTGACTCCGTATCCCAACAATGTGCTACTGCTTCTCATGTTGTTGAGGTAGTAGGACAAGGTCAATGTAAGTTGAATTGAGTCTTGTCCTTGTATATTTTGCAAGATGTCCAGCACCGGAGTGCGTGTTTCTTCAGCTATTCTAAACAAACTCACTGTGAAATTGCCGGCTGCTTGATCAGTGGTAAACACAGATCTCATGTAACTATAAACCACATCATATTCTTCTGCATTGACAAATGTTTCATAGCTGTAGAATGTGTCAAAGATCCTGACTGTGAGATCCACATTGGTATTGAGTGCGTTGACTGTGCCGCCCATGTTATTGTCCTTGTGTGGTGTTGGTGGTGCTTACACGATTTGGTGGTCGAGGAAATATGGCATTCAACCCGCCATTGCTGCGAACTGCGGCCGGAATACTGTTTCTGAGAACACCTTTGAGTGCAATATTGGCTTCTTCGTTGACAATGGCTCTGATATCTTTGCCTCTAAAGGTCTGATTCACAGTGCCGGCTTTTTGTATAGCACCGATCACACCGGCAGGGCCGCCGCTTTGCAAATCTTCCACGATACCAATACCAGCGTCCAGCAGTCCTCCTTGCCCCAGCACAGTTTGTGTGCTGCCCGGCCTTGCCAAGCTGGACCGTACATTGTCATAATAGGCGGAATCAGCAAACCCAACCACATTGGTGTCTGGACGCACACCACCTATGGCTCCTTCATAATATTTCACAGTTTCGTATTCTATGGTCATTGAATTCTGCATGGTACCGGCACCTTCGTTATAATTATAGGTGTCATGATCCCAACTTTTGATCAAGGGATTGATCAATACATAACTCACCCACTTGCGTTGACTTAGTCCATACACGGTGATATCACGAAAAAATGCTGGTTTGCCCGACGGCTCATTACCACTGTCACTGTAGGATTCTCCTGCGTATCCCCAATCATTGACTGAGCGATTGTTGCTGTAGATATCTCTATCATTGTATACAAATCCTGCTTGGGATTGTAATTCTCCTATACTACCATTGGTGGCCTTGGGTGCTAGATAAGCCTGGTCTGGATCTTTATAATAATAGGCATAGTAGTTGTACCACATGTTACGCACAAGACTTCCACTATCGTCATGAAACGTCATATTCAGCGGACCATAATTGATCTTTTTCTGGATCACACGTTTACGATTGTATTGATTCAGTGTTTCTGTGTCCAACGTGAATTTAGGCAACTGAATAGTCTTGACCATAAGACCAATCTGCACTTTGTCGTCAGTGGGGAATGCATTGTTCAATAACGGAATACTAGTATTGATATTGAAATAAGAATGGAACAAGAACTTGTTGCGCGGAACAAGTTCGTATCCATTGGGAAGAAAAGTCTTGGCAGCATGGGCATAGTCTTTGAGACCTTGCCCACCAAAAAACTCTTTCTCAAAGTCCTGGCCCCAAGCCATGCCAGATTATCCTGTGACTACGTCGTTGACTGTTCTAGCAATGGTAGCACCCACACCAGTTCCATTTGGTGTTTGGTTGGCATTGTCATAACGTATGGTCAAGGCGATTTTGAGTGGTTCCGAAGTGTTGTAAGCAGCTTGCCCGTAATCCGCATTCTTGAGATAGCAACCATACAGTTCCCAAGTTTCTAGCACCACAGGCTCTGCGGCACCATTGCCACCATCTAGCACTTCAAAACGTGTGGTGAACTTGTAATCAATGCCCGACGCAGCCGATGCCATTTCCAAGAAGTCCATCTGTTTCTGTAGTTGTTCGCCAACCAAGCGACTAACTGCTCCTGACGCATCGTCACGCAAGTTACATGTGACGTCGGCCCATGAATATTTGCCGGCCAGTTTGAGTTCACTGTTGTAGATTGGAATAGTGATATCAGTAAAACTTAAGGTAGGGCGTTTGAAGTCCTGCACCTGTTTGGTAAGTTCTGTTCGGGGTGTGCTCACTCCAAAATTTTCAAATATCACTCGAAAGCGATAGCTGAGTTTGGGCATGAGCAAGCCTTGGTTGCTTGCGCTTTGATCGCTTGCCAAGGGCACTGTCATTCTTGTTAATGATGCAACGGCCATATTTGTAATCTCCTATGCAGTTATTTACCTCGATTGAGGCCAAAAGAAAAGGGGTGTTTCCACCCCTTTTCCTGTTCTAGCGATGCCGTTAGATGCTGGTTGCAGTGGCGCTGGCTGCATTAGCAATAGACCCTGTGTTCTGGAGACGCAGAGGAATGTAGATAAATTCCACAGCCTTCACAGGTTCGATAGCGATGTCAACATATAGTTCATTGGCATCAATTCTGGCAGGTGTGTTGTTGGAATCATCACACACTACCAAGAAGTCATAGATACCACGTTTGGCCACAAGATCGATACACAATGAATTCACAGCATTGCTGATTTCGTTGCGAGTTATCTGATCATTAGGTTCAAACAAGAACTGCTTGCCAATCTCTTCCAATCTGCCGCGCATGAACGCAACTAAACGTGCCACATTGATACGATCCAGAGCCGAGGTTTCCCCATATATGGTCTTGTTGCCAAAGTTAGTGATACCTACTCCGGGCACAAAGGTGATTGGATTGATGTTGTTCAAATATTCAACATCACGCAGGCCTTGATTGTTACCAATGGTGGTGAATTCACCTGTGGTAGAGTTGATGTATCCAATTCTGGCAGCATTGTCAATCACGCCGCGACGTGTTCCGGCCGGCGCCAACCATGGATAACTTACTGA